CAGAGGCTTTCCACTTTTTCGCCATGACTCTATCATTTTTACGAATTCATATGGATTCGGGAAATCTCTATACTGACAAAATGGGTAGAATTGTGCAGGGAAGAAAGTTGCAATTTCAATGGATGAAAGCTTTTCTTTTCCAATAAGCGCTAACTCTCCAAAATCGTTGACGTTCACAACAGATATAGCCGTACCTTTCTTAATAGTAAAATCAGCTGGGGGCACTGGTAATTGAAGAGATTCCGCCTTGTTATTAAATGTTAACCAGAATTCCATTAAAATGCACCCCCAAAAGCTAATTTTGCTTTGATCAATTCATTTTTGAACTCTATTGCTACTTTCTTGATGTCGCCCTCTTCCCTTATGGTTATTGGACCATTCATATTGACAATAACGCTACCATCCCCGCTTGATTGATTTGTTTCCTGCTTAGTAAGAACTTTTTCACCTTCATGTAAAAGCGCTGGGTAGTTATTATAAGGTACTCTAGACATCCCAAATGCCTTTGGCTTATTCAAATGTTTAAAAGGATCTCTAAATAAAGCTCTTAGTATTGGATTTTCAGAGTCTCCAAAAGCCTTATCTGTAATATTGTTCAATATTCCAAACAACGGGTCTTGAGGCATATCATATGTTTTCCCCTCAGCTTCAATTGTTGGGTTGCTGCCAACTAGAGAATCAGTAATGCCTTTGCCCATTGCGCCACCTATTTGCAAACCTAAGGTTGCAAACTTAGGTACGTATTCAGTAGCAACATCTATGATAAGGTCCAATGCAGCTCTTGTACCATCTGCGAATGCGTTCTGTAATTTTTCGCCGCCCTCTCCATCAAACCAAGTCTTTACACCTTGGTACATATCTTCAAGGATGAACTTTATCTTTCCACCTAAATCAGCATTCATAAATGCAGGATTGTTAAACAGTTTATCAAAGTACCTATATAACGCATCTGCTTTTTTCCCAACCCAATCGCCAATAGTTTTACCCACTTCAATGAGTTTGCTTTGCATTTTTTCAAGGCCATCTTCATTTTCATTTAAGCCATCTAGAAATTTAGTCATATATGGTAATATACCATCCTTGATACCGCCACCAAATGCAGCAAATATATTGAGGTTTGCAAAGTCTTTGAAAGAACTCACTAATCCGAATAAAGTTCTAGATTGCTTAATCATCATGCCTGAATAGTCCTGCCTCATACCTTTTCTAATCGATTGAATTGCTTTATCGGCAGGGATTAGTCCATTCTCTGCAAGCTTCATAGTTTCTGCTGTAGTTTTACCTATAGCTCCAGCTATATATCTCCATGCTCCAATACCATTTTCAGCTAATTGGTTTATTTCTTGTGCTGATACTTTGCCTTTCTGTTGCATTTGTCCTAATGCACGGATAATGTTCTCCATACCCTCTGTACCTCTACCAGTACCGGATGCGGCGTCTCCTGCATCAGTTAGCAGACTCAACATATCATCTTGCTTAAATCCCATTGCCATGGCATATTGTGCATTCTTAGACAGATCCATAAATTCAAATGGAGTATCGATGGCAAAAGCAGTTAAATCTCTCATCATCTTTTGACCAGCTTCACGACTTTTTAGCATGGTTTCGAAGGCCATCTGAGTTTGCTCCATCTGTCCTGCTATATTAAGAGAATGTATTATTCCCGCAGTTCCCCCAGCTGTTACACCAGCAGCAACTGCCATAGCTCCCCATTTCAATATGTTGGCCATCTTATTTTTTATACTATCAAGAGGTCTACTTGCATTGTCTTTAATCCTAATTTCTGGCTCAACCTTTTTTCTATCCATTTCGCTGAGCTTTTTCATAGTTGCATTAATAGCTGAATCTGTTTGCTTCATTTGCAACTTAATTTCACGTTTCTTTTTTAACGTTTGGTCAAGCTCATTTTTAAGCTTATCATCAAGCTTGTCAGCACTCTTTTCGAGTGTTTTAAGAGCTTTATCAGCTGTCTTATTGTCCATTTTTAAATTCCACTGCTTGAGGTACAATGAGTCCAACTGTTTTTTCGTTGCTTCAGTGTCAGTCTTAAATTGTTTTTGTTGTTTTGAAATATAATTAAGACCATTGCTAAATCTATCTTTCAGAGTAAATATAACAGAAATGTCTCTGGACAAGTTCTCACCTCCTCATCATACCTAGCATTTCAATAATATATGGGCATGTAGGCTTTCCATTAAACCTTTTGAACAAATCGGTTTCATCTTCTATCTCTTGTTCAAAGAATGCTCTGATAAATACCTGCTCTCCATTTGGCATATTATATATGACAGAAGGTCTTATCCTCCCACGCTTCCAATAATGATACATCATTTGGACAAGACCATCTGTCTTTATTCGTTTTTTATTTCTGCAACTGCATCATCATTGAAGCCAGTTAGATCAGAGACAACTCTATATAAGCTTAAAATCTCTCCAGGCAACAAAAATTTATCATCTTTCAGTAATTCATTTGGAGTAACAGCTTTGAACTTCTCGCACAACTCTTTACTTTTTAGTGAAGGGTCCTTAACACCTTCTATTACTGTTAACCTTCTCATTTGGGCAATATCTTGTTCTCCATCATTTTCAGAACTCTCATTGATATACTGAAGTTGATTACTATCAAGGCCCTCGCAAGTAAATATAATCTTTTGACCAAAAACCTTAGAAAGTCTCTTTATTTCAACCTTTTTTGTAGGCTTCTTAATTTTTGATACATCTTCTTTCAATAACAAGTCTAAAATATTATTCATTATTTGACCTCCATGATTTATATTTAAAGGGAAAGGGCAGCTTTCGCCACCCCTTATTGTGGTTGTATTTCGTCTAGGTAATCATAATCCTCAAAAGTGAAAGGACACTCAATTTGTCCAGGTTTTGCATTTTCCCAATCCGCTAATGTAAGATCATCAAAGCTAACGGATTTTAGGACCACTCTTTCCGAACCAAAAGCATCCGGATCAGCAAGTTTTGATATTATTGTAACTCTTACATCTTTGCCGTCTTTAAGCATCTGTTTAAGCTTCAGCGACATTCTACTGTTTATCTTGTTCATTTTAACTGAGCCTTTGCCATCCCAACCAGTGACCTTTTTGCTTGTGCCCAGTTTCCCGCATATGGGTACATCTTCTTTCTTGATGTCGATTTTAGCTTGTAGACCAAAACAGTCGGCAAGCTTATCACTGTCCATCCAAACCTCGCCAAAGGTACCGTTTATAACTCTTTTACCATCCATCTAACACCCCTCCTTAAACGTTAATTCCAAGGCTAATATCTTCTATTGCATCTAACGGTTTTATCTGTGCGGCCAAGAACACTTGGTCGTCTGTATTAGCTTCTTTGATTTGCTGAGCAGTCATTGTAGAAATATCTATTCCTTTATCCTGCAGATAGTTCTCTTGTGTAACTTCATCGATGGCAACGCTATTTATTGCTTTGTTATCCAGCAATCCATCGGCAATAAGTTGCTCAAAATAACCATTTATTGCTGTTATAAGCAGGCACTTGTTATCATATGAGTTTGAGAACTTGCCTATATAGTTACCTTCAGCTGTTTTCTTTATATCTCCATAGATAAGGTCCAGAATGTCCACAACCTTTATCTTCTTAAACGAATCTCCTTTATCTTGAGTAGTAGTCTGCAAAGAGTTCACTGCTCTTGCTACCTTAACTTTTTCCCCATCATGGAAGATTTCAAACTTACCTGCATCTATTGCAGTATCAAGTTGAGCTTTTGTTAACCTTGGAGAAACATCAGTTACCTCTGGAAGCACTTGGAATGTTGCACTCATATTCAGTGGAGTACCCGCAAGCAAACCAGCTATTCTTGGACAGTACTCAACATTTGAATAAGGTATTTCTCCTACTTCTATTGTATCTGTTGTAAAATTAATGATTCCTTCATTGTCGCCTGCGCTATCTGGAAGAACTGCTTTTACCTTTTTATTTAGATTTTCTCTTATGCCTTTTATCCATGTTGCAATATCAGCAACATCTTCAGCGGCGATATCTACTACAGCAAGATAATCCCATTTTACTGTTTCGAGATATGCTTGCGCTTCTGTATAATCTGCACTTGCTGTTGGCTGCACGTAAATCACAACTTTTGAAGGCGGCTTAACTCCACCTATTAATGCGAATTTAATTGCATCCTTATTTGAATCTGACAGAGTGGCAGGGATATCTGCGACAGTTAATATCTCTTTGAATCCATTGTTTGTTGCATCCTTCATAACAAGAGCTACTATGCCTCTTTCCCCTCTTTTTATGGCAGTAATTCCAGTTGATTTGAATTCTATGTTTATATTTGGTAATGGCATTTAATTACCTCCTCGCTATTTTATATTTACTTTGCCTATAAGCTCATAAACTTCTGTATCCATGGGCCTATCTTCAAAGTACTGTAAATTTATCGATATATATACCTCATTATCTCTGGGTCCTCCAGTAGTCTTTGTGATTTTTACTGCTCTGTCTCCAACATTAATATATCCTTTGCGGAATATGTTTTTTACTGTATCAGATACTAAATATTGGTTTTTAGAATCAGCTATGTAATAGTCGTCCACCGGAGCAAAGTATACAATCTGAATTGACATTTCTTCTTCTGTGATTGAAATGTTATTATCTTCTGAGCCACTTGAGATAAGCTCAATAAAAAAAGAAGGCCTTTCAAAACCTTCTGGTATGTTTTGTATGTAGAACGTACTTGCAGGGAACTTGCTAAGAATTAATCCATTTATCTCATCTATAATATTCTGTATTGTTATCATTCAAGTTCCCCTCCGATCATATCAACAAAATACTCTGCCATCATCATCAAGTCACCTTTGGATTCATTCATGCCCTTTTCAAACATATGCTTTCCTCGCACGAATTTTACTCCATCTTTTGTCTTTACTACGTGTCCCTCCTCAACAAGATGTGCATGCGGGGCACGATGACCAGTTACTCTCCCGGAATAATCAGCCTTAACAGCTGCATATCCACCTTTGCTACCAATCTTTACATACATGGCTTCTTTTAGATGTGAGCCTTCTGTTCTATCTTCATCATAAGGCGTATTATCCTTGACGTTGGTCAATATAAGATCTCCTGCCTTCTCATGAAAAATCCTTCTCTCTTTCGGGAGTTTTTCAAGCAGCTTATCAGTTTTTAGCAATAATTCATCAAAGCCTTTCATTTCTATGCTGCTCATGATTTACACATCCTTCTTCAGTGTGATTTCCACTTCTGTATGATGATTTCTCGGCTTGTATAGCATTGAAGCAGTATATTTCACATCGTCGATTTCTAATAAGTCACCAGGTCTTATATCCATAATTGATTCACCGTAGAGCAAGTACCCAGCTTTAATAGTTGCATTTGGGGATTCTTGTTCATAACTATCATTCTTACGAGTAAATGTGCAAGGATATTTTGCCATCAGTTGCGGCTCTTTTATAGGTCTATTTAATGAGTCTTTATTACCCGATAACCTGTAAACCTTGCAAATCTTATCTAATTCCAACACTTCTCCGCACAAAAGATGCGTTTCTATATGTTTTGCTTTTTCATCAGAAACAAAGAAAATATCAAAACATCTTGAACCAACTTTTATCCTCATGAGTTCAGCGAGTGCCGAATTATATCTAGTCTTTATACGAGTTGAGGCTTCTTGATTAATATTGTCAATCTTTCTTATAAGCCTACTACTCTCTAATTGGTCAATAGCAGCCCATAAAGGAAATGCATCATCCCATACTTCCCTGGTAATACCCTCTGCATCAACTATCGAGGTATTTGTTTTATTATGGATTGTTATTTTATGCCTATATTCTGCTGGGTTTATGATGTTCTTCAACGCATTACACCTCCTATGTTGCGGCTGGCAATGCTTTTGCATGAAGTTGTGCAAGTAAGTTAGTAAGCCCATAATTATTTTCTCCAACCTTACCTATCATAGCAGGATTTTCAAACCACTGAACCAAAAGTATCGATGCAGCCATCTTAGCCACAGCGTCCACTGGTTCTAAATCCCAATCCTTACCTGTACCCGTCTTAATGTACTCATCAATTGCAGGAAGGAGTATATTCAATTGTGGGTAGTCAGATGCATTATCAAGCCTCAACATGTCTGCAGCCTCTTGTGGAGTTAATATACTCACTTAAATCACCGCCTTATGGCTAGTTGCTTATTAATTTTCTTTATCTTTGTCATTCGCTGAATCTTTTATTTTATCACCAGTCTCATCTGCCGCCTTATCCTCAAGCTGTTTCTCAAGCACTAAAATCTTTTCATTAGCCAACTTCAGCTCACTTTCGGCTTTTTCTAGCGAGGCATTCAATTGTTCTATTCCTTCATTTTCGAGCCCACTTTCAAAATCACAACTGTATGGCATTAATACTATCTTGACGCCGCTTCGTTCTTCCTCAAACCTTATTTTCCCCGACAATTGCTCATGCTCAACATCAGTCAGTGCTTTTAAAGCCCTAAATACCAATATTGTTTCATTTCCATTTTCAATCTTATCTATTTGTTGAACTTTACTGTTTGATTTTCCGTTTTTAGGCATGTTTTCCACCTCCATGTAAAAGTTTTTATAAGTTTTCATTTGATTATATCTAATTAAAGAGGGGCATTAAGCCCCTCCTATATTTATTAAGTTGCTGCTACTTTCTTGATTCTAACAAATCCCTTGTAAGCTGCAACATTACCGCCAGCCCAAATGCTTCCACGGTATGCGATTTGTCCAGACTTAAATTTGAAATCTCTGCTTTCTTCTATAGTCAATGGTGAGAAAACAGGCATTTCATAACTCATTAGATTTCCATAAGCCATACAATAAGTACCTGCAGCAGTTGCAACAGCAGATAATGCAGGACATACGCTGTTTAGGATATACTGAACACTGAAACTGCCTTTGGATGATATTGTGCCTGTATTTCCATTAATCGTGATCTCATAAAGCTTCTCACCATCCAAAGTTCTGATTGCTGCGAAAGCTGCAAGGTCAGCTTTAGAAAGTATCAATACAGCGGTTCCTTCAACGTCTTCATCTCCGCCATAACCAAATACAATTTTATCTAAAGTATCTTCGTCTATTTCAGATATTTCTATATCTGATGCTGCTGGGATGACGTTAGCAGGAGCATTTTTAATTCCTACAAACGCATTGGCTCCGCCAGCACCAGCGAATATCATCTTTGCAAGCTTCTTTCTAATAGCTATACGGACATTCTTAGCTACAAGCGCTTGATAGTTGATGTTTGGAAGCTTTGTTGCTTCATCAGTGATTTCGGTATAGGCAGTAATTTTAGCCTTACCAATCTCAACATAGTCCGTTACTGGATCAGTGTCTGTATAATCCCCTGTCTCAGTTGTATAATCGCCTTCACCAAAAGAAACTTCAAAACCTTTTGTATAGCTTTCACCACCTGGAAGAGGAACAGCATTGACTCTATCAATTAAGCTAGATACTTCGTTAAAAGTTTCATTTAAGTTGTTGGCATATTTTTTTTGAACAATTAAGTCTCCACTGGCAATTGTAACAGCTCTTTCTTCTGCGCTTTCTTCCATAGATACCACTATGGCTTTACCAGCCTTT